CTTCTATCTGCAAAAAAGGCAGTAGAAGAAAAGGCAGTAAGTTTGGAGAATGAGTTGGCAATTGCTAAATCTCTCGCGGTGGCTGGTGGACCAAAGCGAACAGGAACTTCAATTGGTCAATCCAATGACCTGTTAGTTAAAGCCGCTACCTACAAAGCGAAAGCCCAAGCAACAACTGACCCAGTGTTAGCAAAAGGATTTAACGAATTAGCAAAAGAATTTTATGCTAAGGCCGCTAATCCTGAAGCGCACTTAACCAAATAATCTCCGAAAGGATTAAAATGACTCTACAAGCGCCAAAGGCAACAGACCTTTTTGGTGATGTAACACCACGCGAAGCAGTAGAGCGTATGGAAGATTTTACTAATGAACTTGGTAAATCACTTTCAAGCGCATCTACTATGCCTGGTCAAGCACCACAAGCAGACCCAACAGCGGCATTAGAAGCCCTAGTTGCAAACAAATCTCTATCTCCAGAAGCATCTTCTGGCCTTCAAAATGCACTAGCGGCACAACGCCTTGCTATGCAAGATATTCAGAAGGACATCACATTAACAAGCCCGCTATCTACATCATTTGCGGCGTTTGACCTTGAAGCACCTGCAAAGTTGCTTACACCACGCCCAACACCATTGCGTAACCGTATTCCCCGTAAAAAGGGTATTGGCACAAGCCACCGTGTAAAGCGTATTCTTGGTTACACAGGAACAGGAACAGGCGGCATTGGACAAACATGGCCTGGCATTACAGAAACATCAACACAGGCATTTGGTTCAATCAACTACGAGCGTGGAAAGTTAATTTCATACGCCGCAGATGATTTAATCCTGCCATACAACTCATACTCTCTATCTGACAGCGTTTCATTTGATGCTAACTTCTCAGGCCTTGGCTACCAAGACCTACGCCAGTTGTCATCAACATCAACACTTTACGCAACAATGTTGATGGAAGAACGCATGATGCTTATGGCCCGTGGAACAGCAAGCGGATACTCAGGCGCTTTATCAGCACCTACTTTCGCACTTGCTTCACCAGTAGCCGCAGGCTCACAAACAGCACTAGCCGCTAACACTTACTATGTAAATGTTACTGCCGATGCTGGTATTTCAGGTTCAGGTTTTGGTGAATCAATTCTTGGAACAGAAGCATCAACCGCAGTTGCATCAGGCGATGTCCTTACAGTTGCAGTTTCTACACCTGTTACTGGCGCACTTGGCTACAACATTTATGTTGGAACAGCAACAGGCGCGGCTAACCTAAAGTATGTTGGAACACTAAAGGGAACTGGAACATTTACAGTTCAAGGCACAACTTCAATCCAACGCACAGGCAACACAGCCCCATTCTCTACATCAGGAGCCGCCGCATCACGCGCATCAGCCGATACATCTGCTTATGCAACTGGTTATGACGGAATTCTGCCAACAGTTCTTGGGCCAAACTCAGGTGCTAACAATGCAATTAACTCAGTATTCTCAACATCTAACCCAGGTGGCGAATACCAGACTGTTTTTGCATCACTGTATGACGCAGTTAAGGCTGACCCAGACCTAGTTCTACTCAACGGTTCAGACCGTAAGCAACTATCTGATGCAATCAAGTCAGGTTCAAATGCTAACTACCGTCTAACAATTGACAATCCAGGAACAGGCGGAACAACCTACGGTTCAATCGTAACTGGACTTCAGAATGAAGTAACTGGAAAGTCAGTTAATCTTGAAGTTCACCCATGGTTGCCACAAGGCGTTTCACCAGTTCTATCATTTACTCTCCCAATTCCTGATACAGAGGTATCAGATGTTTGGGCGAACTTTATGGTTCAGGACTATATGGGTATTCAATGGCCAGTTACACAATTTGCCTATGAATTCTCAACATACTTCCGTGGAACATTCTTCTGCACCGCTCCAGCATGGAACGGCGCAGTTTCAGGAATTGTTTCTGCGTAATGTGTTTAGAGTGCGGTTGTAATCAGCCTACTAATAGTCATGGTGGTGGTCAGACGGTTTTACCTGACGGCACAACATCACACATGACTACGGCTGAAATAATCACATCTAAGTAATTATCAATTAGGGGGGTGCGTCAGATAGTGGGCGCACCCTTCTTTTATTAACTAGGAAAGGCAAACATGACAAGATATGTAGCGCCAGATAAAGGCGTAAGAGAAACTGTTATTGGAAATACAACTTACCGCCCAGACAAAAGCGGCATTTACAATGTTGAAAGTCCTGCTCATGCAAGAGCAATGAAGGCAGAAGGTTATTTTGAAGCATCATTAAACCCTTTTGATAAAAATGACCACATGCGCGGCTATACTTGCGTAGAATGTGGTTTTAACGGTTGGTTCATTAAATGCGGGCGTTGCGGACATGAATCTAGCGAAATAAAAACAGACGGGAATTCATAAATGGCAACGGGCGTAACAACACAAACAGGCTTTAATGAAAACCCATACATTACTGTTACTGAATATAAGAACGCGCCCACATCTATTGATACCAATAACCTTGTAGTAGGCGGAAACCAAAACGCCCAAGATGCTGAACTTGCCCGTGTAATTATGCGGGCTACTTCATATCTAAATGAATATTTGAACCAAGATTTAACGGCTGTTCCTACTACCCAAACACAGCGCGTAAGAATGAACAGCATGGGCTTTATTGCCCTGCACCCAAAGATTAGCCCAATCTTATCTTTATCTGATTTCTGGTATGGCTCAACACCTAACAATCTACAACAATTAACTGATTGTTCCGTTGCCTGGTTTGAGGACCAACAAATAATCATTCCGCTTTCTCAGTTCCAAACAACTTATTCTTCACAAGGACCTTTGGCTTTTGGCCCTAATATTTCCCCAACTCAACAGATATTTACACGCGCAACCTTTATTGGTGGCTATGTAAATACTTTGGCCACAGGCACAGCAACCCAATCATCTATAACCGTTGTTAATCCTTCAGGCATTATTGCGGGCCACGAATACCACATTGCTGACGGCGCTAATTCTGAAACCGTTGTAGTTGCAAGCAATTACACATACGGAAATACAACCGTAACTTTGGCCGCACCGTTGGTGTTTAGCCATGCGGCTGTTACTTTTGGCAATATGCCAGCGGTAATTAAACAAGCCACAATTCTTATGACAACAGTGTTTCTACGGGTTCGCGGCGATAGTTCACTAACTATGAACATCACTACACAACCAACGCCTAATCCTGGCAATAACACCCGTTACGGCAGTGATGTAGCCCTGGCCTTAGATATGGTTAATCTTTACCGCAGGATACGCTAATGGCAGGCCGCACTGGAGTCCGCTCTACCTTATCTGCGTTTATTGCAAACCCGCCAATAGAAACGCTAAACCAAGTATTTACTTCTTTTCCAAAGCGCATTAACTTTCAAGTTAATTCTCAACCAGGTCAAATGACCCGTTCTGCCGTTGTAGTGTTTATTGCGGCTGAAAGAGAAAACCGTTTAGCAATTGGCGGCGCAACTAACGGTTGGAAACGCGTTGATTACACCGTAATTCTTCAAGTCTATGCACACTCTTTACATTCAAATTCCGAAGATGTGATGCAAGATTTTGATACCCTTATAGACAACATTAAAACTAGGTTGCGGTCTAATCACAATTTTGGTGATGAAACAGGAACTTTAGTTTGGCAAGGTGCAGAACCCGTCATCATGGGCCGTTACGGTGAACCCGCAACAAACAATGAAGGCGCTACTGACATCTTTGCTGAGTTAGAATTTGATGTTACCGAGATGGTCCAAGCATAAGGAGCAAGCATGAAACTAACATATAAAGGGACAGAAGAACGCGTGTTTCCTTCACTTGGAATTACCGCAAAACCAGGTGATGTGATTGACGCACCAGAAGGTTTTAATCACCCTGATTTCATATCAGGTGGAGATACAAAACCATCATTTACACCAGCACCAAAATCAGAAACCACAACAACTCAGTCTGCCGCGTCAGACACAATCGCTAAAGAGGTGAAGTAATGTCCGTTCAACAGTCCGTTAGAAGTTACTTAGGTATTGCTAAAGAAGTAACTAAGGGAACCGCAGTAGCACCAACCGATTTTATTCCAGTTGCAAAAGATAGTTTGAAACCAGTAGATGTTATTGACCCGCTCTATGACACAGGGCTACGCGGTTCTAACATTGTCAATTACAACTATATCCCTGGTCGCACACGCTCAACAGTTGATTTTGGCGGCGCTGTATTTGCCGACACTGTTGGTTATGGCATTGCAGGCTTGCTTGGTTCTGTTGCAACAACAGGTGCATCAGCACCATTTACCCATACAATTTCTCTAAAAAATAGCCTTGTATCAGGTGCAGATGACCAGCCAATTTCTTACACATTGACTGATTTCTATGCAGTAGATGTGCGTTCATATCCAGGTTGCCAATTCTCTGACTTCTCATTGAAGTTTAACGCAGATGGCATGTTGGAATATGACACAAAGACAACAGGCTTTTCATCAAGCACTGTTGCAGACCCAACTCCTTCATTCTCAACAGTCCTTCCAACACCTGTATGGCGCGGAACTGTTTCAATTGGTGGTTCAACGGTTGCTACTTCTATGTCAGGCAACATTGACATGATGCGCAATGTAACTCCTGTTTACGGTATTTCAAATACTCAAAATCCATTTTCTGTATTTCTTGGCCCACTAGAAGTAAGCGGCAAGATTACATTCATTATGGAAGATGACACAGAACTAACTCGCTATCTAACAAATACTCAACCAGCAATTGTTCTTAACTGGGCTTATGGTGCAGGTGCGGCGGCAGTTCAAATCCAAGCAACAATTACTAAAGGTGCATACACAGCCGCAGTAATTGAACGCGGAGAAGATTTTGTTCAAGTTACAGTTGATATTAACGGCCAAGGAAACACTTCTGACGCTGGTTCAACTGGTGGCTTTTCAGCAATCAAGTGGGTTCTACAAAACGCTAAGCCGTCAGGCACTTACGCGTAATTAGGTCCAGAGCAGATGGGGTCGGTTGATAGCGAACGCCTTCCCGCTATCCCGCCCATCTGCTCCTTTTTTGTTATGCTTATAGGAAGGCAAACTATTAGGGGGCAAAATGTCTAAAAAAATAACACTACCGTCAGGCGCAACAGTAACTCTTAAAGACCCATCACTGCTACGCGTTAAAGACCGCAAGCGCGTTCTTAAAAGTGCAGAAGTAGAAGGCGGCGATTTATCTAAAGCACTTGCATTAGGTGATGCTCTTATTGCAATGCTTGTTGAAGATTGGTCATTTGAATTTCTTATTCCTGCGTTAAAAATTGATAATTTAGATGAATTAACAATGGCGGATTATGACGCTTTGGTTGAAGAAACTAAAGATGCACAAAAACATCTTTTTCCAAACTTGGCAGAAACGCCTGAAACAGAATCAGACCCAAAAGCAGTTACCGCCAACTCCAACGATTAAAATGGTTGCTTGAAGGCGGTGAAAGGCATGAAGCGTTTGATTACCCAGATGAGCAATGGTATTACTTTCACATGGCAGACCGCTTTGGTTGGACACCAGAACAAGTAGATAATTTGCCAGCGGGAACCGCAGATTGGCTGATGGCAATTTCTAGGACTATTGATGAAGTGAAGGCAGACAGGGCGGAACAATAATGGCTGGTGCAATTGTTATCCGCAATTTACCTGTTGTTTTAGCAGGGCTTAACGCCACAGAAAAACAAATGGATTTTGCGGCTAAATATGCAATTAGCATGGCAGGTTATGAAGTAGAACGGCAAGCAAAATTAAACGCTAATGGTCCTACCCGTAAAAGAATAAAAGGCACATTAGAGCCGCGTAAACCTTCAGTTGGTCCTAATACAATTACAGGTAATCTTAAAAGGTCTATTTTTTCAACGGTGCGAATTGGTTTTGGAACTTACATTGCTGAAGTTGGCGCATCAATGGAGTATTCAAGGCAAGTTGAATTGGGCGGTGGCAACTGGCCAAGTGGTGTTAAGTATCCATTCATAACGCCCGCCGTAGAAAAATTGCGCAATAGCGGTAAACTAAGCAGGACATTTACCATGGCTTTTGCATCTAAGTTGAGAGGATAACTAATGGCATCTAGTATCCCACCAGTATTGGTCCAATTAGTTGCCGAT